ATAATTCCTTAATTCAGGATTTCAATTAAATTCAAAGTTGGAACATAACAGTCCGATAAAAGATGTGACGTTTGTTGAAAGTTGGATAGTTGAAAATTCTGAAATAGATAAGAGTGCGAACTTTGGGATGAGTTTTCCGAAGGGGAGTTGGATAGCAACGATGAAAGTTGACAATGATGACATTTGGAATAACTATGTTAAGACAGGTGAAGTTGAGGGATTCTCAGTTGACGCTATGGTAGATTTAGAGGAAATTAATTTAAAAGCAGAATTAAAAATGGGTGAAAACAAAAGTATTATAACGATGCTTAAAGAAATCATTTCAGGTGCTGAGAAAGTTGAAGAGACTGTTGAAGTTGCATTAGGTAGTGTAAAGTCAGGGGATTTAGACATTCAGTTTGAAGGGGATAATCTTGAAGCAGGAGCTTCTGTGTTTGTAATGAACGAAGAAGAGAAAGTAGCATTACCTGATGGTAGCTATGATATTGATGGAGGTGGTACTATCGAAGTAAAAGATGGTTCAGTTGAGTCAATGGGTGAAGCTAAGTCGGAAGATGAAGCTGAGGTTGAAGTTGAAGAACAAAAAGAAGAGTTAGAAACTGAAGAAGCTCCTGTTGAAGAGGTTGCTGCTGAAGAGACTGACGCTCCGAGTAATGAGTTAGATACTATTAAATCTATCTTAGACGAAATGTTTCAAGCTTACGCTGAGAAAATGGAAGTGCAAATGAATGCTATCAAGGCTGATTTTGACACTAAGATGTCAGTAGTTACTGAAAAGAATGAGGAATTGAAATCTGAATTAGTGGTATTGTCTAAGACACCCGCTTCTAAAGCAATCAAATCTGTACCTACTCAAGTAGCATTGACAAAACAAGAAAGAATTTTAAATGTGATTAAGAGTCACGATCAAAACAAATAGTTTAATTAATTAAATAAAAATAGTAAAAATGGCAATAACAAGTAATTACGCAGGATTTGAAGCTACAAACATTATGCTTCAAGCACAAAAAGAGGAAGATACTTTAAGATTAGGTCTTATTTCAGTAGTTCCAAACGTAGGGTATAAATTAAATCTTAGAAATTTAGATGTAACATTAGGAGTTGTAGACTACAGTTGTGGTACTACACCTGCTACTGATGCAGTAAACTATGATGAGAAAGTTCTTACATTAGACAAGTTCAAAAATGAATTTGAAATTTGTAAAGAAGATTTCAGACCAACGTGGTCAGGTGAGTCAATGGGTGCTTCTGCATTTAACGATCAAACTCCTGCTGAGATTTCTCAAGCAATTGTAGCTTCTACTTCAAGTAAATTAGCTCAATGGTTCGAAGATCAAATATGGAACGGAGACGCATCTACAGGTAATATGAATGGGTTAGTAACTCAATTCGCTGCTGATAGTGATGTAATTAAAGCTAACAATGGTATTACTGCAATCGGTGCAGCTATTACTAAAGCAAACGTATCTGACGCATTTGATGCTGCTACTGCTGCTATGCCTTACTCTTTAAGACGTAAGAATGTAAACTTTATCGTTTCTCCTGATGTAGCTGATGCTTACACTAAATTCTTAATTGAAAATGGTTCTGCAAATGGTTTAGGTGGTGATGCTAACACAGGAATGGTATACGGACGTTATACTATCCAAACTGTAAATGGATTAGCTGATAACACTATCATCATTTTTGAAAAGGAAAACATAACTTTAGGTTTAGGTTTAGCTAACGATGCTGATTCTATCCGAGTTAAAGATATGGATGAGGTTGATTTAAGTGGGAATGTATTGTACAAATCAGTATTTGGTGGTGCAGTAGGATACTCTTACGGAAATGAAATCGTATTTTTATTAGCTACAACAGCATAATAAGAAACAAACAATAGGAGGGTGAGTAACATTGCCCTCTTATATTATTAATTAAAAACACAAAAAAAATTATGGCTTGCGATATATCAAATGGGCGTGCTAGAGCGTGTAAGGAAGGGCTTGGAGGAGCTTCAACCTTATACCTTTATAACGAATTGGCTGACGCTTTTACCGTATTAAACGGAGAAGCAACTGCAATGAATGTTCTGCTTACTGCTGCTTACTCTTTTCCTTTAGAAGGAGATGGTAATATGCTTGAGCAATCAATGGTTTCTGATAGAAATACAGGAACAAAAGTAAATA